CCAGGTATGAGTGCAAATCCAACAATCACAGGAAATCTGTTAATTCACACGTTCCACTGTAGATTGAAGTCCCATTCCCGGAAGCGATTCTGGGATTATGACACCTTCGTGGTGTAATCCAGGGAAATCCACCCTGCGCCAGATTTCAGCTTACCCCACTTTGTTGCGCCCTGCCCAGTGCTTTCCTGCACGATGGTGTAAACTCCACCGTCACGGATAGTGCCTGCAAGAGCGTAGTTCGTACCTGCACCCTTACGGATATTCAGAACCGAAGCTGTAACCTTTACTCTATACGGAGAGAATGCAGGCTTGCTCCCCGCAGGGTACACAGCATTACCCGAACCATCGAACACCTTGTATCCAGGGTTCTTGTCTGCACAGGCTTTTGCATTCCCCAGGGAAGCGAATGCCCCCTTCTGAGAAGCACTATCAGCCCAGGTCTTACGGACACGGTACAGTGTGGTGGTGCTTGCAGGCTTCTCTTCGGCAGTGCTGCTGCCCAGACGGGCAGTAACCTTTGCCGCCAGGTCACCCATACGGGAATAGAGCCAATCACCAGGGCAAGACTTATTTGCAAACCATCTATGTACCGTCAGAATCATTTCATCAGACTTCGGACTGTACGCCAGAGTCTTGTTCTTGTCACCGAACCAGAGCAGCTTCTTTTTGCCGTTGCGCTTGCAAATGTCCACGCAGAGGTTGATGAGGGAAGCGTACACAGCGTTCGTCATAGCGTAAGGATGAGTCTTGTCGGACGCACATTCGATGGTAACGGCACGATGGTCATTCGCAGAACTGGAAGAACACCAGGAGCGGTCTTTCTCTTCTACGCAGAGAGAGATTCTGCCGTCATAACCGATACCGTAGTTGCAACTTGCCTGCCGGGAAGGACTGGTGAAGCAACCGCAGATACTCTCCGCAGAAAGCTGACCAACTACACAGTGCGGGGTAATACGGTCAATCGCATGATTGCGGGGACTGTTTTTGTTAGGTGAGATTTTGGTGTAGGACACCAGAGAACTGTTACTCATTGTCGTTTCCTCCTTGTCGTATCTGGTTAAGTTCCACTTCTCAATGACAGCCATAAGGTTGTCCACATATTTCAGAGAAGTGGCGTAACCGTCAGCTTTGATGTTTTCAAGATACTGTCTGGGGTCAGTCACGCCTTTCAGATTGGAGTAGGCTGAGATATTCGTAAAATCGAAATACCCAATAACACCCTTCTCCATATCCTCAAACTGACACCACTGCATTGCTGAACTGGTATAACTGCCGTCTGCGTTTTGCTCACTTCCTACTTTGTGGTAAACGCCCACACAGGTCTTGCAGCGTCCTTTACGATACTTCAAGCCAAAGTAGTTATGAGCATTGACCGCCAGTTCAGACGTGCCGTAGGCACTCTCAAGAATTGCCTGGGCGATAATCGGACTATGTACGCATACCCCGTAGGAAGTTGCATACTTTAGAACATACCCGGTAATCTTTTCAATGAACTCTCGGTTGGTCATCTCATACCTCCTTGTATTTCCAATCTGCCAGAATGGAATAGCCATCGTCTGTAACCAGTAGTTTCCCGTCATCCATTGTGATAGGGGCTGAGAACTGATTTTTGATAATCATTTCTTCTACAGAGTCCAGGCGAATAGCATATTCATCACAGCGTTTTGTGTTATCTTTCACTTTATCGACAAGCCATTGAACTGCTTTCTTTGTCAGAGCGAAGTGTGCCATAAGCCCACACCTCCTTCTTTATGAGTTCCACATGGTTGCCAAATCAGTTTCAGAAATATCTGTAATATCCACAGACTTCACATACGCAGAGAGGTCTACGTCTGTATTACCGATTTTCTCATAGGACTTCTTACTCTCTACCCATACAAATTCATCGTAAATATCGCCTGTATCCGTATGAGTATGGGCAACCAAGTAGATAACTCCCTTCTTGCCCGTAGCAGGCAGAGAAGTCACAACCTGCAAGTCAATACTGGTCACACCAGAAAGCGCAGACGTGATTGCAGTTTGTACCTGTGTGGAAGTCTGGTACTTATATGCTTCAATCTGAGTTTTGATTGTTGCTGTAGTCGGTACAGTAATATTTACCTTCTTATTAGAGTCCGGGGTTAAAGCAGTACCGTTGACACTGACGGTATTGATTTTGTTCGGCTCCCCCCCCTGTTTCTTGAGGGCGGCAACGTCATTAACAGCGGAGTCGTAAGAAGTTTTCAAGGCAGTCGTAAAATCGTTCGTAGACAGCCCTTTACCTTCAACCTTATCTACCTTAGTTGCCAGAACGCTTTTGATTTTGTTCATCAACCATAACGTACCTGTTCTACCTAAATGTTCAAAAGCCATTGTTGTTTCCTCCTTAAATTGAGTTCCACATTTGTTCTAAAACATCTGTGGGAATATCTGTCAGTTCGTCCTTTCCAACCGCACCCACATCTGCGGCGTTATATACAGGACGGGTAGGTTCCTTTGCCCAGTCACCCACTGTAGGGTCTATTTCTGTCATGTTTCCAGAGATGGTCTTGCCGTTCAGTGAGGGCTTGTTCTTCAAATCTTCATAATCCATGCTCTCTGGAACCTTTGTTACGTCCTCTGCTTCCATAGATAACTCTGTTGCTGAGTCATCTACAGAAGTCAGAAGTGTATCGGAAGGTTCAACGGAAAGAGTCATATCCTCCATCACAATCATGTAATCACCTCTTTCAGAAGAACCTCCTTTACTGCAACCCTTGCCACGTTTGTAGCAAAAGCGTCCCCACCATTGGTTAAACCTCTCAACTGGACTTCTACCGTTCCTGGGGTAAATCGTAAAGTTTCTTCTTGAGAAAGAGATACAGACACAGTATGTTCGGTAATCTCTACACCCTCAGTTCCGCTCTGCTTTGTAAGCATTTTTCCAGACTGACAAAACGTAACATATACAGATTTCAGTGAAGTCAAATCCACCTCATTCAATGTGAGAGTGATTGTAGGTGTAGTACCTCTTGTCATGTTGCACCTCCCTTCTGGGAGAGGGCGAACCCTCTCCCGCTCTTAATTTGTACCGTCCGTGTCAGATTTCTTCTTGAGTACTTCAATCGCAGCAGTAATAGCCGGGGGAATGTCGATACCCATAAGTCCTGCGTTCTCCACGATAGAGATAGTTTCGTTTGCCACGAATGCAATAACCACAGCGTCACGAATAAAATTAGTGCCAGTAATTAAATCCAGGCGGCAGGCAACCAGAACCACCAGAAGGGAAACACCCTTACGGCACAGCCCCTTCCAACCTGCACGGCTCTCAAGCGCACCATTCTCAGTCTTGCCGCTGTTATGGAACACGCCTGCGACAATCAGACCTGTAACATAGTCAATCGCCATGAAGATAACCAGGGTTGCCAGAGCAGCGTCCCAACCGCCAAACAGGGAAGCAATGAAGCTACCCACTACTCCGATTGCAGTACAAATCCATTCTTTCATAATCTTAGCCCTCCTTGCTGTAATCCTTCCCGGTGATTTCCTTGTACTCATCCGGGGTAATCCACTTTCCTACTGCGTTCCACGCCATCTTTTCAGACCAAATGCCCATCTTGTAGAACTTCTTTACCTTCTCATAATTCTTGCTATGTGCCATGATTTACACCTCCATATCTACACCAGTCATCATTGCCATGTACTCAAGTTTGCCCGTGAGTTCGGCATAGCGCATTTCCTGCTCAGTCTTTTCACGGAAGCAGAGATACCAGCCGTCAGCATACTGAACCTGCTGAATCAGTTCAGCGTTGTGCATGACCATCTGAGTGTCACCGTCCACAATCGTAAGAGTGGACAGATTGTCCTCAAATACGGACACATCAACCTCAGTCTGACTGACGTAGTTGTTACCGTTCTGCTTGAAGCCCTTGAGTTCCGTGCCGTCAGCTAAAATCAGTTTTACCATAGTAGTGTTCCTCCTTTAATTTCTTGCAAAGGTCTAACATATTTGACCTCTGTAGCTTGCTCATGTAGTGGCAGTGACCATTGAACCATGACCTAAACCAGTCATCGAAATCCTTCTCTGAGAGAATGAGTACCAGTTTCTTAGCCTTTCTTCTCATACCTGTAAGCCGCTTCGGATGAATCTTGTGAATCACCCGCCCGGTATCGGTAAGCGAATACTGAATCTGTAGAAACCTCCACATTTCAGACAGTTTGCATATTCTGGTTTTCCGAATGTTCACGGTAATACCCAGGTCTTGTGCGATTTCCACAATCTCTGTAAGCAGCCCTTTCAGAAACTCCTTATCTTTGTGAATCACATAACTGTCATCCATGTATCTGCCATAAAATTTCACGCCTTTTACAATCTTTATGTAGTTGTCAATCGGTATGGGATAAGCAATCCCTGCGTCCTGTGCTACCTGGTCACCTATGTTCAAGTGTTTTCGCAAGAACTTCTTCCCGGTCAGCAGGCTCTTATCAACCTTTTCGTGTTCCAGTGAGTTGAATACATCGTCCATAGCGGACTCATATTCTTCATCACTCATGTAGGACACATCCACCTTCTCATTGTCTACAATCTTTTCCAGGAACCAGAGTGCTGTATCGTCATCAACGTACTTTTCAAACAACTCCATGAGTTTGTCATGTCGAATGTTGTCATAGTACTTTGAGAAATCCATCAGCAAGATATAACCATTGTTGCTCTGATTCTCCCGGAAGAACCTGTGCAGGTGCGCTTCCAACCTGCGGCGGGTAAAGTCAATTCCTTTACCTTTCTGGCTTGCGCCATTATCGTAGATGAGGTGGTCTTTAATTGCGGGAGTCAAGACTTCATCACATAAAGAATGTTTGGCAATTCTATCCCGTATCTGTTCGCCCGTAATAAAGCGGGTCTTACCCCGTTCATTCAGAGGGAAACTACTACAGGGTTGAAATTCGTAGGTATGTTCTTTCAACTCTCTTTGCATTTTGGACAAGTCCAGAAGGTATGCCATTTCATACCGCTGAACCTGCGGTTTCCAATCACTCCCACTCTTTGCTCTAAGATAAGCGTCATACAACGCATTGCCGTCATATATTTCACGTTGACAACTACAATTCTCGTAAGAAGTAGTATCGTGTTTGGTATTTACCATCATAGGAAGGACAATCTCTCCTTTCTCTTACTCCGAAACGCTCAAGTGGCTATTTAATCGGAGTATCGAAATCGGGGCGAACGCCATTAGAGTTAGAAGCGTTGTTATTGTTCGCATTCCCGTTGGAGTTCACAATAGCGAAGTAAGCGGCGGTTGCAGAGATGGCCCCTTTGAACTTGTTATCAGATTTACGCCAACCTTTGATAAGGTCTATTTCTCTTTGAATATCCTCACCGAACCTCAAGAAAGAATTGACATCCACTGGGAGAGTTTCTATTGCATACTGTAGTTCCTGTACCAGTCGGTAACACTGACCGATTGCCAGGTCTTGATGAACACGCCGCTCCACCAACTCTTCATAATAGGTGGGATAAATGCTGTTCGCAGTGTAGACGTGTTCACCGATAGACCTCAGACAATCGACTACAGCTTTCCGCTCATCCTCAATAAACCAGGTGTCAAAGGCTTCCTGCTGTTTGCGGAAATGGTCATAAATCTCTTTCTCAACGTCAGTAAGTTCTTCGTAGCTTCGCCCACTGAATTTCTTCTCAAGGCGTTGTGCTGCCTTTCGTTTGCTGTAGCCGAAGTCACGGAGCAGCAAATCAGTAACCTCTTTCCTAACTTTGTTGAGATGATGGAACACCTCAAACTGAGAGGGTTTCCGTTTGCTTTTCAATACTGACATTTCATTAGTTCCTTTCTACTGCACCCCACAAGGGGGTGCAGATTTTCGATTAACAGATACAGAAAGCGGGGCGAACGCCATTAGAGTTAGAAGCGATGTAATTGTTCGCACTCCCGCTGGAGTTCACAATAGCGAAGCCAGCGGCCGTGACCACATCTCTCAGCCAGTAATCATATCGTGTAGCAATCGCAGCCGGGTTGAGGGCGAACAATGGAAGCTGAGATTTTTCCACGGTATAATTGTGCATTGCGCTCCACGGGTCTTTCTGACCGTCACCCATAGGAGAATGAACAGGACAGCCATAAACCATGCGTTCTGTCATAAGTTCAACTTCGCTATCAAACCATGCGCCGCCAGAAGGTGCGCCGTTAGATACAGCATTCGTCAGATAAACACGATGACTAAGAACATGACCGCTGAACGCAGACTTGATTTTAGTCTTAGCCGCATTCAGATTTGCCTTGTACATAGCCGAACCGACATAACCGCCCGTAGTGACATTGGTGGTATTCATCTGAGCGGAACCCATATTCTCATCGGGTACAATCACCACATGGTGCTTCGTAGTATCGGTATCGCCGTTATGCAGGTAATAGTCAAAGCCTGCAATACGGTAAGTCACTCCGCTGATAACCCAGTAGTCACCAACATACAGACCTGCAAACGTACCATCGGAAATCGCCTTGTACTGTTCTGCCGTAACAGAAGTACCCAGGTTCTTACCACGATAGATACTGTTATGTGCGCCTGCACCATCAGCCAGTACATTTCTGACTGAATCAATGTCAGTCTGCAAACCCTTATGAAGATTCTTCACGGCAATGACCTTTACGCCGTTACCATCGTGAATCAACATCTGCTCAGTACCCGTAACGGACAGAATCGCTTCCAGGTCTGCAAACTTTTTCGTCTGAACACTAATAGTTGCCATCTTTTATTCCTCCTTGTATTTCCAATCTGCCAGAATCGCATAGTCCAGGTCATCCACAATCAGAGTGATTGCTTCATCATCTGTAGCAAGCGGAGCAGAGAAGTCATTCTGCATTGTCATCTGCTCAAGCAGAGTCAAACGCTCATCCAGTTCAGTACACTGATTTTGCAGGTTGCCCGCAGCGTCCTTACTCAACTGGTCTTTCATAGCCTGGAACCAGGCATTGTAAATTTGCTGCTGCTGACTCTCAAAAGCCGCCATACTTACCTTGTATTCCTGTTCCAGATTATCCGTATAGTTATCAAACTCCGTTGCTTTGGAATCAGCTTCCTGCTCAAACAAAGTTTTCTGCTCTGCAAAATAATTCTGGAATGCGGTATACAGGTCAGTGCCATTCTCCACCATGCTCATAATGGTGTTGAGGGCTTCGTTCATGCGGTTAGCGTCTTTTGCCCCGAAGAAAGATTTCTCTTTCCCGGTATAAGCCGTAATGTCCTGGAAGGATACCGAACCATCCTCATTGTTAATCTGGTTGTATCTCTTCAAACCCGCCCACACAGCGTCCGTATAGTCAACAGGTAAAAGTTTCCATGCCATTTACAAGTCCCCTCCCTTCATTCCGAAATTCCATGTAAACATCCTCCTTCCTTCACTCTCATTCGTAAGTCTGTCATACAGGTCTAAGGTTGCACCCTCCAAACGATTCAATTCATTAAAATCCATCGTAGTGCCGTTATCGTTATAAACGGGTGCAGACCCGTAAGACATTCTGAGAGTGTTGGTGTTGAGGGTTTCCAGATTTTCTTCAAGCTGATTGATTTCATCAGCGTAGAAGTAATCACCTGGTACTCTGTCATCACCCAGGCTTACAAGGGAGAACTCCTTGTACAACTTGATTGCCATATCCCGGAGGAACGTCAGATTGTTCTTGATACGGTTGAAGTCCAAAGCATTGAATCTGTCACCCGTATAAACACCCTCTGAATTTGTACTTCCGTGCCAATCGGTTTTAGGTGTTTGCCATGCCATCTTCCGTCACCTCCTAACTGGATACACGTCTTGCGGTTACCTTACCGCTGAACGCCTGGTCAAAGCTGATTGTGTGCCGATAGATATTCACCTTCATTCCGTCATGGAACTCATTCTCCTGGTACACAATATCGTTTGCGTCAATCTCTGGGTTACCTCTGGTATCGTACTCATACTCAATACCTGCGGTATAATAGTCTCCAATCCATTCAGCCAGTTCCGTAGCAATCGTCATATCACTGATAAGCGGGTTCGCCCATTTTACAGACTTACCTCTGCTGTTCAGTGACTTCGTGGCATATCGCTCCACGATTTTGTACCGATAGCCCAGGATTTCCAGACGGAAGGTTCCTGTCTTAGAGAACTTGACTGTCACATAGTAGTTGCCCCATGCAGTGATACTCACACCACTGGCACTTTCGTCCAGTGTTGCCCGGAAGTTGTAGGACGGTTCGCCCACATAAAAGGTTTCCACATCACCAGACTTCACGGTAATATCCTCACTGACAAGACTCTCTTCGGCATTACCCGGCTGATAACTGTAGCAAGGTACGATGACCTCTTTGACCAACTCCTGCTTGATGGCTTTCGGGGAAGAAGTCATGTCCTGCCGCTCCATGGTGAAGTCAGTCACATCACCGAAAGCGAAATTGTTAAGCACAATACGGTTGTACGGCTCTGCCGTTCCCGTGAACTCAATCTTCATGGTGTCGAAATCATCAAAGTCCCGAAGAATCACCAGGGTCTTTGTAATCTCTTCTTCCACCTCATAATCAGTAACCAGTTCGTTATTGTTGTAGGTACGAATGACCATTCCCGAAGGAAGAGCATTACCGAACACGAACTTCACACCGTAGTACATACAGGCGGCTTCCTGCACGATAGTTACCATAGGGTTTGTGGTGAACTTACCGTCAGCGTCAGACTGCTGTTCTGAGATAAAGCCTGTGTTCAGCGTCCTCTTACTTGCCGCCCGTGGCAGGAAGAACATTGTCCCGTCTGCCGTGGTGTAGTTACTTGCCAGTGTTGCGTACTCATCTTTGGTGTCATCCGTCAGAATCTTCGCAACGTGGGAGTAATCGGTTTCACCATTGCTGCTTGCCGCAGCTTCCGGGACGAAAGAGGATTTAATCTGAATCGTACCAACTCTGGACTGTGATAGAACACAGCGGCAGGCATTGGCTATAATCTGCAATGCTTCCTTGCAGGAAACACGGGGAATGGGGTTCTTCGTGTACAGCTTTTTGAGTCGGGGGTCAACATAGTAGTCTTTCTCCCCGGCAGCTTTCAGAACCTCAATCGCCAGGTCATAATAACTTTTGCCGTTCGGAGCGTACAATCCTTTGTAATACTCCGTGTCCATGTTACGGAACACGTCCTGGCAACGGATTGTTGCCGTATAGTCATCGGACTCCCACTCAGAACAGAGCAGGTGATTTCCTCTAACCCATTCGATTTCATCGGAGTTCGGAAGCTGATACCCATAGTAAATGTCCATCTCCTGTCCCGTTTCCAGGAAGTTGATAGCCGACTTCGGGTTGTCCACGTTGAAATACTTGTCATAGTTTTTCAGCGTTACTGAGAAATCAATCTGAGGAATATCAGCACCAATCGGACTGACATAACTCTCAAGTGAAGAACTCATAACAGAATCGTTGTAGTACACCAGTCCGTAACCGAAACGGAAGGAGTAAATACGCAGCCTGCTTCGTAAGTTCTTCATTTTATGAATCACCAGAGTCAGTGTGGTTACATTCTCAAGCACTTCCTCTGTAGTAAAAACAGCTTTGTCATTATCCCGGAACTCAACCTTTTGCCCGGTATTAGTGACAAAATCGAAATCAGTAGGATAATTCTCACCGAAGTTAATCGTGATACCTCTGAAATCAGTCGGAGCCGCATGAAGGTTTATGGTCACTTCATACAGTCCGTCTGATACCAGATTCTTTCCTACCAACCCTGTGTTGTAGAACATTGCTCCCGGCTTGTTCCGTGGGAGAAAATACATAGAACCGTCAACCCTGGTAAAGTTCTCTTCCAGAGTGGCATACACCACATCGTCAGTTCCCTCATTGAACAGGTTGTCCGGGTTGGAGAAGTAGGCAAACTCTCCGCTGTCTACTCTGGCTTTCGCCTGCGCTTCCTGGTTGACAACTCCGAAAGAAATCATTATGTATGCTCTCTCACGGAGGGAGTCTTTCATGCTTGCCTTATACTCTTTGGATACCTTTTGCATAAAATCACTCTCCTACGTCAATCAGATTCACCTTGCAATTCCTGTAGTGTGTCGGGTGACCGTCCTCATCCACCCAGTAGGGTTCAGCCGTTCGGTTACCGCAGTACATTTTGATGGTCTTAGGTGCATTGCTTACAGGGTCAATAAAAGTTACATTTACAAAGAAGTTATCAAGGATACTCAATATCTTTGACCACTGTTCGGCAGTGAGCCATGACCATTCCAGATTGTCAATCTTGTACTGGTCACGTCCGATACGCTGACCCACCACCGTACCGTTTGCGTTACGCCCGGAATCTACAAGAGTGGTCACCGTAGGGGTAACACCTCTCTTGCAGGGAGGTAACGCATAACCGTTGATTGCCAGATAAGCCATTACACATTACCTCCTTATCCCGTAAAGCTATAGCCATTGGCTTTCTTCTGAGTGGTCACAGCGTCAGTCACTACACGGTTACCAACCTGCACCACGGTTTTCTCCTTCTTATCAGCCTGCCTACGCATATCATCTGCCATCTGAACCATGGTCGGTTCAACGTACTCATGGTAGAAATCTTCCATGGCTTCACGGAAGCCCGTTGCGGAAACCTCCGTGCTGCTCTGTACGTTAGAAGAAATAGACCGGGAGAATGCGGCAGAGTCATAATATTTCAGAGCAGAAGTATCAACTGCCAGTGCCATTGTCGGACTGAAATTCGTGAAGGAATCAGCCCATGTGCCGACTACAGACTTCGTACTCTTACCCACCTGGGTAATCGCATTGTTGAAACCTGCAACGGCAAAACCACCAATCTCATAAAAGACCTTAGACGGGGAGTTTACGTCCAACTTGTCCTTGAACCAGGAAATGATTGAACTGCCCCAGGAAGAGATTGTGCTTTTGCAAGTATGGTACAATTCACCGATACCGTTCTTAAAACCACTCACTACGTCAGAAGCTACACTGTAGAAACCGTTGTAGGAGCAATGTGCTGTGAACCAACTCTTCACGCCACTACCGAAGGTACTCATGTTACCCTGTGCCGCAGTGTAGTACCCGCCGATTCTGTTCTTGAATCCATCAACCACACTGGTTGCAAAACCAGAGAACGCAGAAGCGGAAGCAATACCAGAGAACCAGTTCTTCACATTGCTTGCCCAAGTGGTCATATTGCTCTTCGTATTCACATACGCAGAACCAATTTTATCCTTGAACCCGGTCACCACATTATTTGCAAAGGTCTGGAAGTTTGCAGAGTTCACACCACCGAAGCCGCTGTTCGTAAACCACTCCTTCACATTCGTAGCCCAGGTAACCATGTTGGACTTCGTAGTGGTGTAGGTGGAACCTACCTTTGTACGGAAGCCCTCAATGACATTCCCGGCAAACGTCTGGAAGTTCGTAGAATTTACGCCACCGAAGGAACTATTGGTGAACCATTCTTTAACCTTACTTGCCCAGGTGGTCACGTTCGTTTTGGTATTGGTATAGGCACTACCGACTTTAGTTCGGAAACCTTCAATCGTGTTGTTCGCAAAAGTACTGAAAGTATCGCTGTTCACTCCACCAAAAGAGTTGTTGCTGAACCAGTCTTTCACTTTGCCTGCCCAGGTGGTCACGTTAGACTTAACCGTGGTATAAGTACCACCGACCTTGTCTTTGAAGCTGCTTACGATATTGCCGCCAATTTCCTTGAAATGCTCAACAATACCCTTGCCGTCCTCACCCTTCGTGAACCACTCAATGACCTTGCCTGCCCATTCCTTAACCTTGCCTGCAATCTCACTGAACTTATTAAGTCCCTGTAAGAAACCTTCGACAACATAACCGCCCATCTCCTTCATTACTGTAGAAGGGGAGTGAATACCGAAGCACTCTTTGAATCCGTCAATGAACGGGTCAAATACGTTCTCCTTAATCCACTTGCCGATATTCTTAATGCCGTCCCAGATTCCTTCAAGCAGACCTGCTACCCAGTCAAGACCGCACTTCTTCGTGCCGTCATCATTGGTGAGATATTTCTGGAAATACCCGGTAATGTCCTCCCAGATACCCTGCACGAAACCTGCGATAAAGCTAACCGCAGCCGCCAGAGCCGAACCCAGTAACTTAAAGAAACTCTGTGCCACACCTGCAAAGTCAATGCCCTTAATACAAGCCTTGAGATTCTTCCACAGGTCTTTGCCCATCTTGTTCCAGTTATAGCTTGCAATCCACTCCTGGGCTTCATTGAATGCACCCTTCAAGAAATCGCCAATGCTCTTTCCCACAAGGCTCCAATTCAAACCGCCAAGCAAGCCAATCATAAAATCAAGGGCTACCGTGACACCACGAACCAGAAGTCTGCCCAGGTATGTGAAGTCAATTTCCTCCATTGCGCCATTCAGCAGTTCTGCTATATGGTTACCCAGGTTCTTGAAGTCCGCAGTCTTTAAGAACCAGTATGCTGTCTGTATTGTACCGTTCAGTCCGTATCCAATCTTGTGACCGATACCAGACCAATCAATGCTATCCACAATCTCATTGAACTTTTCGCCCAGTAGAGTACCCAGGCTCTTCCAGTCACCTGCGTCCAGTGCTGCTTTCAACTTGTCGGTAAATTCGGAAATGCTACTGTCAATCGGCACGGTTTCAAACATATCACCGTAGTTCTTACCACCAGAGCCGCTTCCGCTATTGGAATCGTTCTTACTGATAATGTTCAGTTCATCAATGCCAACCGTAGCGTCCTTAATATCCTTCGCTGCTTTCTTCGCAGACTTACCCGCACCAGAAATAGAATCACCGTAGGAAGCTGCCGCTTTCTTCGCCTTTGTAAAGGTGGTTGCACCAGACAGACGGGCGAAAAACTGATTGACGATATTCAGCAGTGCTGCAAACTTATCAATCAGAGCGTCCACCGCAGGAGCAATCATGTTGATAAGCGGAGCCACCATAGCACCCATGCTGTTTTTGAGGTACTGGAAACTGGTTGCCAGACTGTCCATGCTTCCTTTGAACGTACCGCCCATAAGGGAACTGTACATATACAAATTCTGAATACCTTCCTTCATTGCAGCCGTAAGCTGTGCAAAGAAGAATCGAATTGCACGGTACATTGCAATACGCTTTAAGGAAGAGAACAACTGACCCATGCCCGAAGTTGTTTGCTTCACCTTGCTACTCAGTTTGGAACCGATAGTGCTTCCCAGTGTCTTACAGGCATTCACTGCTGATTTTGCCGCAGTGCTTACTCCCTTCAAGGTAGCTTGAAATGCTTTCAGAGCAACACCACCTACAGCAGAAAATGCTCTTGAGAACACACCGCCTACACCTTGCAGAACACCAAGGAATCCCCTGGTCTGCGTAGCGGCAGCGGTTATTCGGGAAATATACTGGGTAATACCAGAGGTTGCCGCTGTAGCCGCCGCACCTGCGCTTGTAGCACCCGCAGGGTCAGCAGGAGCCGCAGTCCCAGTAGGTGTAGCCGTCTGGTTCCCAGTAATATTTTTCATATTCGGAATCTGAATGCCCTGCATATTCTGTAGAGCAGTACTAAGTGCTTCAACCTTTTCCACACCAGACCAGTCCAGACTATCCAGAGAAGCACCGATTTCAGTTATTCTCTTAGAGATTGCGGAGGAAATCTTGACATTACTCAGAGAGTTAAGGCTTTTCGTCAAATCTTCAATCTTCTCAATCCCGGACATACTCAGCTTCGCATTGCTGATTGCGTCCAGTTTCTTGTTGATATTGTTCAGACCTGCACCGCCTTTGGTTGCTGCTTTCAGCTTATTGAAGCTGTTAATCAGAGCGTCTACACCTTTAGCGGCATTTTCGGACTTCGCTTCAATTTGAAACTCAAGACCTTCAATCTCAACTGCCATGATTTATTCCTCCTTCCGTTTGAATTTTGAATTAACCCCTGCCATTATTTGCTTCATGGCTTCCTTACCTGCATTCAGCTTCTTGTGATTCTCTTCCTCTTGCTGCTGTCTATGACGTGCTTCGGTGAGAGGAATTGGAGCCTGCCTGTAAGGAATAGGCTTGTGCTTTTTGCTCATAGCGTTCAGTACCGGGGAAGCGTCAACCAACGCTTCATAGAAATACAGACCTTGCAACCAGAGTGCTTCATTTTTCCGCTCTTTGACCTTTTCATCCATATCCCTGTAGTACCGTGCCATCTCACAATCACCATCCCAGTAATCGTGATAGCCCATACCCAGACTCATGTAATAACCGCAGAGTTTTTCAAAAGTTTCCCCGTAACGATAAACAACGGGCAGGCGGCGGTTGCCGCCGCCCGTTGCAGCCTGGGAGTCCGAACCCGTTACCAGTTCGCTTCCCAACTCACGTTTTTTACCGCTTTCTCATCGGGTTCCTCCATCAGAGTCACAATCGGGTCATTGTACATCTCTGCCAACTTACCAATCAGTTCATCCTTATGGGGCATACCCGCATAAATCTTGTCAATCACATCCTGCTTCACGAAACGATGGTGCGCCTTGAATGCACCTGCAAAAAGAGCAGGAAGCAGAGTCATAGGCTTACGGTCAATGTCCTGTGCGACAAAGCCCTCATCCTCCATCTGCTTGACGGTACGCCTGGTAAACTCAAGCGTGTATTCCTTATCTTCATAGGTAAAAACAATCTGTTTAGCCATTGCTCAACTCTCCTTTAATTCTCAAAATTAAATGTAATCTTACTCTTCGCCCTCAGTGATAGGAGTGGACGGGGCAATCGTAATCGCCATACCACGAACCTCATTCACGCCGCCGCCAGTAACGTAGACAGACAGTTCGCCTGCAAACTTGAACTTGCCCTCAGAACCCGTAGGAGTCGGGGAACTTGCAGTCTCAGTGCCACCGAACCATACTGCGTATTCCTCGTTCTTACCCTCAAGGGCTTTCAGAGCCTTATACTCAGTGTGGTCATAGTTAGCATTAAAGGTCATGCCGTCATTGCTCTGGACACCATTCACATAGGTCTGCATTTTGTCAGACAGAGTGGTGGTTTCAAGCAGTTCCGGGTCACCGCCCAGGTCGGGGAACTCAGTAATGTCAAGCAGCTTCTCCCATGCCGTTTCCTTCTTGTGCATGAGGAAAGTCATATAAGTACTTGTAGCCATTTCACTTACCTCCTGTAAAAGTGTTTTCCATCGGTTGCCACACGGAAGCGGGCTGTAATCCGATAGATTGTTGCGTCCTCCATGTTCGGAACCGGGGTCATAGCCGTGCGCCTAAAATTCATGGAGTACAATACGTCATTGATTTCTTTGATAATCTTCTTGCATTCTGTTTTCTTACCCTCTGTCTTATTGGAGTAGACATTGATTTCAAACATGGCAATGACCATATTCTCTTTCATGCTGCTGTCCTGCCACTCCGTAGGGATATAGCAGTCACTCTGGGTAATACTCACATGAGGAAAAGAAGAAGGTGATTTCACATATTCACTGGCAATATCAATCTTAGGGAATTTCTCTCTCAAGATTTTCGCAAGCCTTGTATAGACTTCGTTTTCGCAGTCAATCATGTGTAACACCTCCTTGCTATCTCTGCAAATTTCTCTTCCAACTCTCTGACTGTTTCGTACATACTCATGTTTGCAGGGTTACCGTAGGTATGAACTTCACCTGCGTGTTTTCCAGTGGTAATAACTTCACCGTTAGAACCAGGGTCACCCGTATATCGCCATCCCCTTTCAAGCCGTCCCAGTTTATAACCGTAGCCACCACGGGTGAAACCGTTCTTGCCTGCTTCCGGGTGATTGTCTGGGTACTTGACACCTGTGCCAAACTCAATAAAGAGGACTGAACTTCCTACAGCTACCACGGCTACTTTGTTGTTATCCCGGCTCTCTACAGACACGCTCACATCATTCGTACCGTCATAGACGGCTGTCTGGAACTTTGCTGTAGCCACCTGGACTCCTTCTTCACCAAGGGCTTGTACGAATTTTTCAGTACACTCTTTCAACCACGTCTTGTAGTTCTTGAGTTCTTTAATGGCATTGTCAATGCTCTTTTCAGATAACGTAACTTTGATAACACGCTTGCTCATGATACGGTCACCTTGCTAATAGCATAAGAGATACTGTTGAGGGACTTTGCAACACGCCGTACCCTATAGTCACAGAGAGGATTGCCGTCATTTCCGAACTCTGGCTCCTTATCCACAAAGAGCAGGGTGTTTTCATCAATGGGGCAATTTGTATCATCAGTAATAAGTACCTTGTCATAGGACTCTAAGTTACCGAACATATTTACCTGGGCATATCCAGTCGCAGGCGAAACACTGCATTGCAGTTCAACAGGGCTTTCATAGCCCACCTGGTATTCACCAGTTTCATTCCCGTCATCATCCAGAAGCGGCTCCCTACCTTTGTACAGGCAGTAATGCACGGGCTTGAGATTGCGCTTCATCAGCTTCATAGAATCCCCCCCGCCATAGGAAGGATTCGCCGCAGCAGGGTAGGGGGAATGTCACCATCTTCATAAGAACGGGAAACGCCGTTTTCGCTATGTGCTGTTTCACCCTCTGCCCCACGCTTATTCAGCATATAAGCGGCAATCTCAACATGAACCGTGTCATATTTTGCAGGAACCGTATCTGCTTCGCTATACGGGTATGCCCTGGCAAGCACTACACCCTTCGCCAGAATAAGATAGGTGGACAACACTTCGTCATCCGTTTCCTCTGTCATGCGTTTCAGCATTGTCAGTTTCTCTTCATCGGTCATCTTGTCCACCCTCCTTTCTCAACTTAGCCAGTAGTCTTGCCAATGTCTGCGGCATTTGCCACATAAACAGAACGGCTGTAAGCAGGCTTCTCAAAGGTAGTAGAGATACCAGTGAACTTGCCGTGATACCATTCGGGACCGTGGTCAAGACCAATCTGACCGAACAACTGATACTTCTCACCTGCGCCAGTCTTTGCAAGCGGCTCCAGGAAGAAGTTGCCCTTGCCCGGAACAGGCTGATATACGGGTGCAAGCACGTCCAGGTTCAGAAGCATTGCAGTACCCGCAGGCAGGCACTCACCCAGATACAGGTAAACAACACCGATAGGAGTCACCACACTGGAAAGAGCGATACCGTTAATCTCACGGGCAGCGGGTACAACGGTAAGACCGTTCTGAACTGCGTCTGCGTTGACCTGGAACAGAGTCACAGCGTCACACCACAGCACCAGACCGTCAGTCGGGGCATTTGCTCCATAAATCTTCTTAACCATGTCAGCAATGTCCCACAGACCCAGGGGCTTCTTAGCCATTGCCATAGTGTTGGAACTGATAGCGTTTACCAGACCACGGGTCTTGTTCACTTCATCATCAGTAGTTGCCTTGTTGTAGACACCGTTGATAAAGGTGTACTCAATATCACGGTTGACCTTCTGGATTTTTGCTGCAACCTGGAAATCCAGTTCACTGACAGGATTGCCCTGCTGCTGTGCCACATTGATACCGCTCAGAGTACCCATGTTGCTCTGCTTACCGTAAGAGATACCCACGGACTCCTGGAAAATCTGAGTCACATTGGTTTTCTGCTCACGCTTCACAACAGTAGCGTCCGGGGCAGTCAGAGAAGCGTTCTCACTGATTGCAGGCTGAGAACCTGCGCCGCCCGCAGTGTATTCCTGCCCGGTCACAAACTCAACGTGATTGGTAGTCTTTGCCTTAGAACCGATAATGGAACTAAGAGGGGTTCGGGTATTGCCCTTGTTGAAGAGCATACCGCTGTAATTCAGTACTTCAAAACTGGTTGCAAACGTATCTGCCATTGTCTTTTACCTCCAAAATTATTCTTTCATCTGATTGGCTTCGTCCTGCGCTTTCAGACGTGTATAGTAGGCAACTGCGGTAAGATTGCCGCTTGCCTGGGCTTCTTCGATTTTCTTTGCGTAATCCATGCCACCCGTACCTTCGGAACCCGCAGCAGGTCTGGGGGTTTTCTTCATCAGTTCAGCCTGGATTGCTTTCTCACGGGACTCATTGAACTTAGCCTGGTTCGCCATCACGGTATCCATATCACCGTCAACCATTGCAACAGCAGTGCTGTCAGCAAGTTTTTCATCGTAACCCATAGCAATCAGTTTCGCTTTCTTATCAGAAAGAGCGAAAGAACGCTTGAGGTCGGCATTTTCCTGGGTCAGCTTGTCCATAGCGGCTTTCTGTTCAGCGGCAGCGGCTTCATCCGCAGTCTGCTTACCTCTAAGCTGCTTCTTGTAGTCAGCGGCTTCGGAGTTCGCTTTGGAAAGCTGTGCTTTCAGCTTATCAAGTTCAGCCGTATTACTCTGACCCGCTCCTGCGGTCTGCAATGCAGTAGAAATCTCTTCCTCAGTCATACCTTCCTTGTAGGCTTCTCCGAGCAAATCACTTAAATAACTCATAATAAAAGTCCTCCTTGCGTTTAATCGGTGGTTCACTCCACACTGTTTTCCGTTTTATCCTCTTGTCTGAGTTTGCGATTTAGGTTTTCCCTAACCATATCCACAGGTCAGTCCTGCGAGGTATCTGTTTCAAATTGCAGCACACAGCGGCAATTCACATTGTTCTCAGCCTTTGTGAAACCGCCCGGTCTTGCCGCATGGTCACCATCAAAGGTGTAGAACTCTTCATCCAGTGCCACGCTCATACCCTCAAGGTACTTGTGTGTATCCCGGACTTTTTCATCACGGACGGTAACCCACTTCTTAGATACGCCCAGTCCTCTTTCAGACTGGAACACATAAGCCCCGTCCTCTTCGGCTGCATTGAATACCCTGTGATATTCCGACTCAGCCAAGGTCTGCAACCCTGCCAAATCTCCTGCTGTCACATGGTCTGCAACCCTGTCCTCAAAGGTCTTGCCATCAATCACCATGAAGATTGCGTCATACATGGAGTCCGTATCAACCGTAAGGTCATAGGTAAGCATATCCGCTGTAGCCACAATCCCTTGCTGATACGCCTTGATAAGCAAGGACAATAAATCATCCGCAATCTGGTTTACCTTTGAAGCCATGTCTTTACCAGAAGCGGTATAGTAGCTTGTGGAAGTCAGTACATTGAGTTCATCAAGCGTAGTCACATACGCCGAAAAAGTTTTGTCATTCATAAGCAAAATAAAAAGGGACTATAAGTTCATCACTCACAGTCCCATTGGACTAACCAGAACCTTTGTCCCGGCTTACTCTTTCATTCTCATTTTTCGCTTGATTTCAACAATGGTAATCTTACCCTGCTCAATCAGTACTTCCACTCTGCTCCCGTGTTTGAGCAGATTTTCCATCTGCTGCACCATTTCCTGCGTTATTACCGGGGTCATCAGAATTTCCCTCCTTCATTTCATTCTGCTTTTCAAGCAACTCTTGTGCTTTGCGCTCCTGTTCCTCTGCATATTCCGCACTTAATGTGTATGCAAGGTCAGAGTCAACGAACAGTCCGCAATGCTCAAAGGCAAGCCGTGGGTGAATTTTCGTGTTCTTCAACATGAGGTCAAGCACCTGGGCTTTTTGCAGAATGTTTTCATAGTTACGTCTGGTAAAGCGAATTTCGATATTGCAAACCTTCAAGTCCATACCTTTCAGAGTTTTGCAGATATTCAAAATCAGCTTGAGGAAAGTCCTCTCACTCTTCTTGAACATCAATTCGCTGTCTTTTGCCCTGGCTTCGGCAGCAGACCAACCGTCACGCATGATAACCGCAGACCCGGTATCACTTGTGGAAGAACCACCGTTGCGGTTCGGCATACCACAGATTGTCAATACCGTCTGGTACATATGGTCAACCAGGGTTTGTGTTTCTCCCTGGTTCAGCGTACTGGTCAGATAACTGACCTCTGCCTTTAACTGCGGGTCAATATCCCGGAACTTAATAGCCCCTTCCTCACGCAGCTTGTCATAATCATCGGACGAAATATCCACATTATGAAAAAGCATGAGTGCCTGGATGAACTGTTCAACACCATCCTGGCGGTTGCTGTCCGTGAGGTTGATTGCGTCAAGCAGGGGAATAACCAACTCAAACGCACCAATACGGGCAAGGTTCAACGGGTATTCGATAATGGGAATGTCACCCAGAATATGCGGCTCTGCCTTAATAATCTGGGACTCAACAATCTCAAAATACTCATGGTCAGAGTAACAACTGTAGTGAACCAGTCCGTTATCATCCACCACATACTTGACACCAAGCAGCGGCTTATTACCCAGACCGTTGTTGTACACTACGAAAGTGTTACGGGGGTCAAGGGTATAGATTTCAAACGGGGAGTCATCATCCTCACCAACTGCTTCATCGGGAAGCACCATGCGATAGGATGTACCACAGATATGAAACCAGTCTGCCAGTTCCTTATCCTTTGCGGGTTTCTCTTCGGCAAAAACAAATTCGTTAAGCTGATTGATTGCGTCTGCGATATTCTCAGCGTTGCCACGGGATACATACTGTAGCGGTTCGCCCATCAAATATCCCGACTTGAAGGACACGATTTCATTTGCCCGGTTCTCTACAATTTTGTTACAAATCTCTGGGCGAACCTGCTTCTCACGATTGAGAATAGGCTGCAATCCCCGGTAGTAATACCAGAGGTACTGAATTTCACTGCGGTTCTCCCAATGATAAGGAAGTGCCTTGTTAAGAATAGCAACTACATTCTCAATGGTCACTTCGGTTTCATCGGACTTAATCATTCGTCTACCATATAGACCGAAAGACACACAAGCCACCTCCTATCCTATATTTCTACTGTAATTATAGCACTCTTCAATGCTTATTTCAAGTAATTTCTTGAGTATAACCATTGAAGAGTTTTTGAGTAAATTTAACATGGACGCTTGAATACCTCCACCTTTGCACCCACCAGTCCACGCAGTTCATTCTCAAGCAAAGAAAGAGAGTCGGGTGCGTCATCGTGCGGCACTTTACCAGACCGGGTGTAGGTTGTGACCTGCTTCATAAACATGGCATACTGACTGTTCCGTGCATAGAGTGACGGGTCTTTGAAGTAAAAGTGTTTGATAATGTTATCAGAAGCGAACTCGATACGGGTCTGCTTATTGCTGATAGTCCTCTTCGTTCGGATATTGCAGACATACTTTCGGTCAGTCAAAATCTGTTGTACATCCCTGGCAAAATATGTACCTGCATTATTCGACTCAAAGGTTCCTGCCACCACAAGGTTGTCTATCAGAGCCTTTGCACACTCTGGCTTCGTAACCTCTGGCGGGGAGTCATCGAACACTACATCCACAATGTAGACCTCATCTCCGTACACCGCAGCAATCGGCATAGAGCAATAGTCAGCACCCTTGTCTGCTGTATCACAAACGGCAATGATACTGTCTGGCTCACGGTCTACAGGGAGTTCAAAGTATCGGTTCAAGGACGCTTCCGGGAAAAGAATGCCCTTCGCTTCAAACGGCTGCTGCTGAAACTCAGATTCAAACTGTTCTGCCGAAAGCATTTCTCTCTGGTCACGGAAGTACTGCGTGGTGAAAACCTTCCTGCCCTCACGAATGTATTCAAAGTTACTCTCATCTGTCACTGGGTCAAGAGCCGGGGTTTCAATAATCTTGCACCGCTTACCCTGCTTCCGCATTTCCTCCTGCAAGTGACCGATAGGGTCATACAGAGAATATCGTGTACCACAAATAACGATAGGCGTACCCTCAATGGCACGTCCGATAATATCACCCGAAATAACCTCCCACTTGTCATCAAGCCGCTGTCTGTTCTTCGCTTCCTCACGTCCCTCTACGCAGTCATCAAGGTAAAGAAGATTGGTTGCTTCCGAAAGACCTACCTGCCGTGCGTCAATAGAACGGCACATGACCGTAGGGAATCGGGACTTGTGCAGAAGGTTGATGACCTTCGTATCAGCATTGGTTTGTACCAGTTTGCTCTCTGGGAAAATATCATAAAAATGATAATCATTCGGCTGCTGAATGTACTCAAGGCAACCTTTGTAGAAAGACTGAACAAGGTCATCGCCTGTACCCTCCATCAGCGTAGAGCGGTCTGGAAATTTACCAGAAAGCATATTCGTAAAGTTAATACCAAGCTGAGACTTACCACATCGTTTCGGCATGGAAATGGACAGAAAGTCCAGTTTTCCCTCAAGAACTTCCTGGTATCCTTCCACATACCGCTTGAGATAATGACGGCGGGGCAGGTAGAACTTCTTATCAAGTGGCTTACCGTACTCCACCGCCTGTAAGTATGCGTCAAAATAATGGGGCGCACAAAACAGCAAGGAACGAAACAGCAGATTGTCAAATTCTTCTGCCGTCTTGAAATCCCTGGTATCTACTGCCAGTTTCAGTCCCGCTCTGATTTCTTCCTGCAAAACCTGGTTCCATTCGTGAGCCAGTCGGAACTCTGTACCCTCATAGTCACGACACAGGGCAAACTTATCATCATAGGCTGCAACATCAAGCGGACTTTTTAAGATAGCCCGGTCAATGCTACTCTTCATCTTACTATAATCCATACATACCTCCGTAAACAAAAAAAAATGGAACCGTCAATTAAGACAGTCCCATTGGACAAAACCGCAACTTACTTGCAGTTACATATTAACTTAAAAGGCAGGCTCAAGCACCATACCACAGGTCTGACTACAATGTTCCAGGTGACCCATGCACAAAGCCAGAAAAAGGATTTAATGCACCACCACAGGAACCATAGACAGCAGAACAAAATATAGAACATGGTTTCACCATCCTTTCTCTTAGCGTGGTAGGGTAAATCAGAAAATCTGTATAAGTTTTCTTAGTAGAGTCTTTACTATAAAAACTTAGTGAAAAATTCGATTTTACCCTACCATGTCTGTCTGACCAACCTCATATCCCCCTTCGGGGGTAGGCGTTTCATCGGGAACAACCACGATTTTATATCCCATAACGCTCAACATATCACCCAGTTTTGCAACTGTAGTGTTATCGCTCTTCTTCGGGTTCAGTCTATCCCAGAGAGCCGCCTGCGTAATACCCAAGGTCTTTGCCATCTCAGCATTCGTTATATCATGCTCTGTCATCAGAGTCTTAATCAGTTCTTTTGAAGTCATACGTTTTCCTCCTGTTCAAGATAAGGATAGCATTAAAGTTCTATCTTGTCAAGTTATATCTTGAATCTTTTTTATTTTTGCGGGATTTTCCAGGCTCACCCGCCCCGGCTGCCGGGGGTCTATATCCCCCGCCGGGGGTCTGTCCGCAGGATGACCGGGACAGCCTGCACCACAGGCAGAGCGGCGGGACGTGGTGAAAAAGTTTGAAAGAATATCAAGAAATATCTTGACAATAAAGATATATCTTGATATACTTGTATCAAGATAAAACTTGATAGCAACCCGACAGGGTACAAACAAACAGGAGGTTTTAACCATGTTAAAAACGAACAGCAAACAGGCACGGCAGAACGTACAAGCCTACATTATGCAGGGGTTCACGGGTGAGAATTACGGCATAGAAACCCCAGAAACATTCACAGCGACAGCCGCCGTTATTATGGAGGTATTCAACAGTGAGAAACCCGCAGAGGGTGCATATAGCAGAATGAGCGAACAGGAACGCTTTACAGACTGGGCGCAGGGTTTGCCGTCAATCCTTGATACCTGCTATTACTACAACCGTAGCGCAGTTGATGACCTGGGCGCAATCCTTGAAGAAACCGAACAGGAAAAAGCCCGCTACAGTGAACAGAACGCCGAACAGCTTTTAACCGCTCTTATTTATAGAGAACTTGTAAGGGGGTGCAAGTAATGAAGAAATACACACAGAGAGAATTAAAAGCCCTTGTAAGAACGGGCGCAGCCGTGGACATTACAAACCACGGAATTACAGAATATAAAGCCTTAATCGAAAAAGAAAAAGACCTTGACAAACTGGGTTATAGTTCCGGGATATATGGTATAAACGGCGGGTTATTACAGGGACAGGAAACCGGGACATTATACGCAATCACTGCCCGCAGTACCGCCGCATTTATTTACTTTTAACACGTTGCGCCGTGTATAAATAGCCAGTTAGGGCGCAAGCGTCCCGGCGTTTTGCCGGGGGTCTGGAAAGTGTAGGCTTTCAAACCTGCACCACAGAAAGAACCGCATACAATAGCAAAATGCACAAATAGGAGGTTGCACCATGAATAAAATACAAATAGGCGGTTATATCCGCATTACTAAGAAGGAAGCCGCCCGCCGTTATAATGCGGGTGAGGTCATCCGCTTGACAGCTTGCAAGCTGTCCCCGGTTTCCCCGTGGGGTTGCTACTCAGACGCACAACGGGAAAAGTACACGCAAGTTAGTGGGGACGGGTTCAACACTACAATAGCCCGCAACCGTGAATTTGAAACCGTAGTTAATGCGTTCATGTATTACAACTGTACTAACGAAACGGGCAGATACCCGGCATACTGGAAGAAAGAAGCATAAAAGAAGCCCCGCCGCCGTGCGGGGTATTCTTATATAAGGAGGTATAAACATTGTTTAAAAAGACCTGGGAAACGCCGCAGGGCAGTTATTATAATCTATTTTCCGATATGCTAAAACAGCCGCATTTGCTTGTAGCGGGGGCAACGGGCAGCGGTAAAAGCGTTGTTATAAATGGCATTATTACAACGGCATTAAAGGACAGCCCCGCCGCCGTGCAATTTATCTTTATAGACCCGAAACGGGTTGAACTTGTAGACTATAGACCGTTACCGCATACCCTCAAATATGCCAGTGAACCGGGGGACATGGTGCAAGCGTTACAATATGCCATGGATACCACAGAACGCCGCTATAAGGCTATGCAGAGCCGCCACGAAAAGAACTATAGCGGCGGGGCGGTCTATGTGGTTATAGATGAACTTGCGGACTTAATGACAACTAACAAAAAACAGGTGCAGCCGCTCATACAGCGTCTTGCACAGATAGGCAGAGCCGCAAACGTGCATATTATAGCCGCTACACAATGCCCGCTATTCGCTGTTATCCCTACCCCTATAAAAGTAAACTTTGATAGTCGTGTAGGACTCAGAACCCGCAGCAAGCAAGACAGTCGTAATATTTTAGGGCTTCCAGGGTGCGAAACTCTGCCCCGTTACGGTCAAGGGTATTACATGACCCCGGCAGGCTTGCAACTGTATAATATACCTATGTACAGTCCCGCAGAGGTGCAGCGGCTTGTAAACTATTGGAAGCACCACAGCCGCCCCCGCTTGCGATGGTTATAACACACGAAACCCTGGACAGGTTCACAGCCTGCCGGGGTTCTTTTATGTCTATTTGTTTGTATGCCCTCACAGCCCCGCAGAGCCTCCCAGGACGGGCGCAAGCCGTGCGGGGTTATAACTATACCATAACGGGCATAAAAGCCCACAGAATGGCGCAGAGCTTCCACGCCTGCACCACGGCAGCAGGACAGCACCACGGGCGGTCTGTCCCCGTCCCACGCCTTGAAAACATAGTGAAACCCCGCAGCCTGGGCGGGCGGGTCTGCCGCAGGGCAGGCAGCAGGCGGGCATGGGTTGCCGCTCTTCTGCCCCTTCTGCGACTTTTGAAATTAGTCTTTCTGTCCTTCTGCCCCTTCTGAGCTTTCTGCGATTTCTGTAAAACTTCCTTCTGCGACTTCTGAACCATCATAAGCACTCTCAAGGTATTTCTGCTCAAGGGCTTTCATGTCCTTCTGCTCTCCCAGAGGATTGTTCGGGGTCAGTACCATTTCTGTCTGGTCTTTCATGCCGTCATAGTTCTTCTGCCAGAAGATACCCGTGACAGGGTTCACCTTGCCGTCCTGCATAAGACCCTCACGAAAAACGCCGCAGAACTGGCGAACTTTTTTGATAAAGTCAGAGCGGGCAGGGTTCCCCTTAACCACGTTCTCCCACTCCCACGCCTGTTCCTTCGTGATACCAATAGCCATATATGCAGCCTGGTTGCCTACCTTCATATCCCATTCAGAACACTTCTGCACATAATTCAAGAATCGTCTTTCCATTTCTGGCACGTCCTGTGTATCCAGTGGCTCCTTCGGCATAATCTCCATCATAAAGGCAGTCACCTTCGCATTGTACCCTTCTGGCATTTCTACCTTCTGAGACTGCATGATAGGACTGTTCTCTCTGGCTTTCACCAGATTCTTAGGACTGCTTTTTTGATACCCTTCTGTTCTTCTGGGCTTTCTGTCCCGGCTTCCCTTCGGTCTGCCCATCTTCTTCTCTTCTGCCATTGTCCTTCTGCACCTCCTTCTGCTTTGCTTCTTCCTGCTCACGCTTCCATCTTTCTACATAAGACTCCATGTCTATCTCCTTTCTGTCTGGCATGAGGTTGGTAGGGCAAATTCAATTTTTACAGTAAGTTTTTATAGATACGCGCGTACTAAGAAAACTTATAGTAAAATCTTATTTTACCCTACCAACCCTACTAATTTTGCCTTAAAGCTACTCCATAATAGAACAAAACGCCCTGGGTAACTGCCTTATCTGCATACCATTCCGGGTGTGCGGTCAGTTCTGCATTGAATTTCTTCATGCTGCACACATAATACCCATTGCCCTT